GCCCTAGCATATGAATAAGTTGGTATCAAATCTAGTCCTGAATGTTGTTTCATTACAGGCAACATTTTAACTAATAGTGTATCCATTACAAAGTCACCATAACAAGAAAAGGTATTAGGTATCTGTTGATCGGTCCATGTTCCAAGGATCGGAGACTGTGAATGTAGGTTATTTTCATACATAAATCTTGTTGCATCCCTTTTAAGTAAAAAATAGTTAAAGATAAAATTAGCTATATCATAAGACAAAGCGTTCTTAATTACTTGATATTTGTGGTCTTTAAACATTAAATCCTTTTTGTAAAAAATTAAACGATACTGATATTCTTATATCATTTGATTCATTGGGTTCAACACAATGCCAAAGCCATGCTGGAAATATAACTATTCTACCTTCTAAAGGATTTACTCTAACCTCTCTCCATAAATGTGAAGGTGGTTCACCTTCTTTTCTTCTTGGCATAACCATATGTGCCGCTGCTCTTGGTTCATTAAATACTATCTGTCCAGAGTTTTTAGGTGCCTTAATATAGTATACACCACTGTAATGAGAATTTGGATGTAAGTGTGGTCTGTTGTATCCACCCGGTGGATTTACATTGGCCCACATGTTTCCCAAAATAGGTTCGCTATCTAACCACTCTTCTTGAAATATTTCCATTTGCATTTTAAATAATTCATCAACGAGTGGTTTAAATATAGGTATCTCATGCATATTAGTTGTACTATGCCAACCATTCATATTAGTTCTTTTTACACCTTTGTCTCTATCAGCCCAAGCAAGAACTTCTTTTTCAAAAAGTCTATTGTCTAAATTTACATCTTTAGCATATATAATAGTTGGAAAGTATGCAGCTTTAATCATCATTTAAAAGGTGTCCCTCCAAACCACATAACTAAGGATTTTCTGTTACCACGTATTACAGGTTTAACTCTATGTCTAATAAATGATGCAAAAAATATTGCATGACCTTGTTTTAGTTTTGCAATCTTACCTTCTGACATCAACTCTAAATCACCACCTTCAAACTCAGACTCAGGTGAAAGTAAACAAGTCATAGATATTTTTCTAACAGGTGGTTCGTGTGCACAGTTTACATCATTATCTACATGCCATTCATAAAACCCTCCTTCTGGGTATTCTGTGTACTGTGCCATTTCATTTATAGTCATTCCATCAAAACCAAAGTGATTACCGTTTGTAGTCTTCATAATTCTTTCTATGTCTTTATACATGTCAGCCATTTTTTTAAATGGTATCCAACTAATATGTGAGGTTCTAGTTTTAGTATCTATCTTTCCACCTTTAATACCTTTATCACTTCCAACACTTGCATCATTCCTAGGTTGTGCACGTCCAGCCTCAATAATCATCTGACATTGTTTAGGTGTAAAAATTGGTTGTGTAGTTTCTACCATGTAAGATTTCCAACGTGGTTCTGTTATCATATTAATATCCGTATTCTATCCATCCCGTTATTATATATTTATCATTTGATAGAGGTGGGTTGCCTCTATGAATGTGTGTAAACTGTGAAGGCCATACTAACATAGTATTTTTTTCAGGTTTAAATCTACATTTTTGATATAGAAATTCTGTTTCTCCACCTTCAGTTACATCATTAAGATAAACAGTAAAAGCTAGTATTCTATTTCTAGCTTTCATTTCAGCATTTTCACAGTGCCACATATGATAACCTTCACCTACTTTTGTTTTTTGTATCTTAACTTCTAGTATATTGTGTGTTGCTAATTTTTTTAAGTATGAATATTTTTGAACATACAGAGGATATACATCTTTAAAAAACAAATCTATAAAAGGTTTGTTATTATAAGTCATTGGAACATTAGTATCTCTTATTGTATCTATTGAATTATCGGATACTAACATTTCATCTACTTGCCTTGGGTAGATTGCACCTTGTTGTTCGCACTTATTAAAATAATTTACATAATCATCTATTAATTCGTTTGGCATAAAGTTTTTAAATATACCTATGTGGTTATCTATGTAATATTGTTTATCCATTAATTAGCACCTCTATTTTTTATCGGATCAAATTGTACATCACAGTTTGCAGCAAGAGTTCGTCTAGTCTCAGTAGTACCATTAAAAGGATATACACAGTGTCTCATATCATATGGAAATATATAAAAGTCTCTAAGATCCATCGGTGGTTGATAATCTATTTTGGCAAACTGACCATTAGCTGCACCTAATATCTGTAGTCTACCGTTCTGTTGTACGTGCCCTGCTGAATATTCTCTACCATATGTTGATGGTAGTTTTAAAATCATTACACTAGATAAACCAGTAAATAACATACCTCTATGAATATGTGCTGGATTATATTCGTGTTGTTTCATCTCATTAACCCAGATAGAGTTAAGGTGTAAATTGTAATCTCTTATTTTATTAAATGCTAAATAATGTTTAAACATTTCCATAAAATAGTTTGTTACATCTCTTGGTAATGTATTATGATTTTTCATCTTAGTTTGATCTTCACCGTGATAAAATAACGAGTGTTCTTTTTCTATCTTACCTACTAACTGACTATTAGCTGGTGCAAGGTTATGAAAATTTTGTTCGTAAATGTGGTTTATGCTTTGAAAAATATCTAACGGAACTTGATATTTTAAAACAGATTGACCTAAAAATACAAAGTCAAATTTAATCTTTTGGTTTTCCATGTTGGGTTATTTGTTCTTTCTCTTTATAACTACTTTCTAATTCACCAGACTTTTTAATTCTTTGTAATGATTGTAGTTGTCCCATTACATTAAATATCTCAGCCTCTGATGAGTTAGCATTTAGTGTTTTTGCTTTCTCGTGATATTGTAACCCGTATGATTCTAGTTGATGTTGGTTAACATCTTTGTCATTAAACGATCCATCATTAAATTCACCTTTTAATTTAGACCACATTTTAATTTCTCTCATTCTATGTTTTGCAACTTTCTCCATAGAAGCTTTTGCAAATCTAGCTTCATCTAAATCTATTTGATATTTAGTTCTTTTATATTCATCTTCTTCTTTATCTATTTTCTTTTCTAACCAAGTAATCTTTGCTTCATTTCTTCTATAGTCAAATGATAGTGTCATAAGGTTATCTAAGTAAGATGATTGTTCTCTAACACATTGCCAATACTTTGATGCTTTAGTTGGATATCTATTGTCTTGTAATACAGAAAATCTTGCTTCTGTTTCTGTTCGAAACATTTGTTTCTTAGTCCAAGTGTCTCTTAGCTCGTCCACCATACCTTTAAATGATGATAGATCTTCTCGAGTTAATAGATTATTTAAGTGTGGTTCTTCTTGTTGTATAACTTCTTTAACGTCTTTTTTCATAGCTTTATCCTTTATAGTTAAAACAAATATATACTATTTAAAATATATTACAAGTCTTATGAGTCGGTAAATGTTCTAGTAACAGGAGCTCCCGCACCTGTCCATTCTTCTACTATAGCTGTATTAGCCGGTGGTGGTCCATAAGTGGGTTTACCTCCAGCAATTAATCCTGAACTAGTTGTTCCTATTCCGGTATTATTTAATTGGTATCTAGCATTATTTATATCATTACCTTCTGTCCAATTAGTTCCATTCCATTCTTCATTTGTTGCAACATTTCCTGGATCCGTAGTACCACCAGCAAATAAACCAGAAGTAGAAATACCTAGTCCCGCACCTTCTCTTTTGGCTGCATTTAAATCGTTAACTTCTGTCCAGTTAGTTCCATTCCATAGTTCTGTAATAGCAACGTTTCCTGGAGGAGCTTCACCTCCCGCATTTATGGCTGCACCTTGAATTCCAAAACAACCTGATGCTGATCTAGCTGTGTTTAAATCGTTTACTTCTGTCCAATTAGTTCCATTCCAACTTTCTGTTTCATCTTTAGCACCGGGTCCCCAGCCTCCATAAGCTAGAGCGGCTGTATTACTAGCACCAACACCACTTAGCGATGCTCTAACTGTATTCATATTATTAACTTCAGTCCATGAACTTCCTGCCCACATTTCTGTGTTATTTGTGTAACTTGGTGTAGACCCAGCAAAAACTACAGCAGCCGTGCTTGTTCCAGCTCCTGCTAAATTACTTCTTGCATCATTAATATCTCCAACTTCAGTCCAATTACTTCCATTATATTGTTCCGTTTTATTTTCTTTACTTCCAGCATTTTGTCCACCAACCACGATACCCGCTGAAGTAGTTCCCATTCCTGCAGCAGTTCCTCTAGCACTATTCATACTTGTACCAGTAGCCCATGAACCGGCAGCTGTTAGAGCGTGGCCTTTTAATGCATTAGATGTTGTATTATACCAAACTTGTCCTTCAACAGGATTTGATGGATCGGTTGCTACCGCTTCTATTTGTGATCCTCGTATTTCTTTGTATGTTGCCATAATTAATCCGTACTTATTGTTTTAGTTATAGTTCCAGGAACTGCCCATTCTTCTGCTATTCCAGTATAAGGTGGAACACTACCGCCAGCACCTATCGCATTTGTAGAAGTTCCCATACCTGCAGTATTTCTAGCTGTGTTCATGTCAGCTGTTTCCTGCCAACTAACTCCATTCCAATCTTCTGTTGCATTAAATCTAGGAGTGCCAGGAGGATATGATCCCCCAAAACCTATTGCCGCTGTTGAAGTTCCTGCAGCTCCTATATTAGATCTTGCAGAATTTAAATCATTAACTTCAGTCCAATTTGAACCGTTCCATAATTCTGTTATTGCTGTGTAAGGAGGATTAAATCCACCAAAAGCTACAGCAGCTGTGCTATCTGCTCCTGCTACTGCTACACCATATCTAGCTTGATTTAAATCATTTACTTCAGTCCAGTTTGTTCCATTCCAAGTCTCACAATTATTTAAAGCTGTTGGTGTTGGATTAGCTCCACCTGCAACTAAAGCAGAAGTTTGAGTTCCACATCCTGAATTATCAATTTTTGCTCTTGCTTGATTTAAATCATTAACTTCTGTCCAATTACTTCCATTCCAAGATTCTGTAAGATCATATACACTTGGACCCCAACCTCCAATTGCTAAAGCAGACGTATTACTAGCTCCTGCTCCTCCCATTGTTCTTCTAACCGTGTTTAAATCTGCAACTTCAGTCCAATTGCTTCCATTGTAAGATTCTGTATTTCCCATTAAACCTGGAGGTGATTCTCCACCAAAAACTAAAGCAGACGTATAAATTCCAGCACCAGCTAATCCTTCTCTTGCGGTGTTTAAACTATTAATTGTTGTCCAAGAACCTTGTGCTGCGTCTGCTGTAAATTCTTCGGTTGCTGTAGACGTGCCGGCTCCACCAAATGCTAAAGCTGATGAATTACTTGCACCTGCTCCACCTAACGTATTACGAGCAGTCGCCAAATCAGCAGTTTCAGTCCAAGCTGAACCATTCCATGATTCTGTTAAAGCTATACTTCCCGTACTATCTTGACCACCAAAACCTAACGCAGATGTTTGTGTTCCACCTGAAGCTCCATAAACAAATGCATGATTTAAATCTGTTGTTTCTGTCCAATTAGTTCCATTCCAAGATTCGTTTAAAACGACACCTCCGGGTTCTGGACTACCTGAAAAACAAATCATACTTGTAGATGTGCCACATCCTGCCTGAGCATATCTAGCAGCATTTAAATCATTTACTTCAGTCCAATTAGTTCCATTCCATAATTCTGTAACAGCAGAAGGGGTTCCACCCACCATTAATGCAGCAGTATTTGTTCCTGCACCAACACCACTGGATCTTGCAGTACTTATATCATTAACTTCAGTCCAATTAGTTCCATTCCATTTTTCAACAAGAACTGATGCACCTGGACTAGGGTGAATATAACCACCAGATAAAAGGGCAGCGGTATAAGCACTGGGTCCACCAGAGATAGCTCCCCCCATTCTTGCTGTAGTTAAATTATTAACTTCTGTCCAACTAGTACCATCATAACGTTCTGTGTTAGCAGTGGCTGTTGGATATTCACCACCAGCAACTATTGCTGCTGTTTGTGTTCCGCCAACTCCTAATTGAACATTGTCTCTTCCAGTGTTTAGATTACCACCAGTTCTCCAAGAAGTTAATGTATTTGCATATTGAAACTTTAATACGTTGTCAGTATCGTTATACCACACCTCTCCCGTTAACGGATTATCGGGATTAGTCGTATAGTTCCGAATCTTTGTGCCATGTATGCCTTTATACTCAGCCATTTAAATTTTTACTCCTCCAATGTTATATCAGCAGGTCTTGTGTTAGACTCTACTGCTGGTGCTTTTTCTTCAGCAGGTAGAGCATCCCACGCAGCTTGCGCTACTTGAACCTCTGCATCAACTAATGCTTGAGCTTCGTCTTTTGTTTTAACGACACCCGCTACTTTGGCGATCCAAAGATTAGCATGTTTGTTGTATGCAGGAACTTGCCAAACATCACCAGGATAGCCCGCAAACGTGATTCTGTGAGATTCATCATGATCGATGAAACCCTTTCCCCAGTTTTCTGCTACACAGTATTGATATGTTCTCATAGTTTCCTCCTTTTATTAATCGGTTAATGTCTTAACAGTATTTGATGGAATATTCCAGGCTTCTGTTGCACCAGGTGGACTACCACCAAAAAATAAAGAAGCTGTTGTAGTACCTGCTGTTGCTGACGCACCAAAACCTGCTGCAGTATTTAAATCACTTTTTTCAGTCCAGTTAGTTCCATTCCATTGTTCTGTATTTGCAATTACACTACCAGGAGGGTTGCCTCTTCCACCAAATATTAAAGCAGCTGGCGTAGTTCCTGAAGCACTTCCAAAATCTCTTCCAGTATTTAAATCGTTAACTTCCGTCCAATTCGTTCCGTTCCAACTTTCTGTTTCTGCTCCAGGTGCAGGGGCAGAGCCTCCTACTCCTAGACCCGCTGTTTGTATTCCCAAACCAGCAAGACCTCTTCTACTTGTATTTAAATTATTAACTTCTGTCCAATTAGAACCATTCCAACTTTCTGTGTTAGCTGTAACAGGTGTTCCACCTGCAACTATACCTGCTGTTGAAGTTCCAAATCCAGCTATTCCATCATATCTTGTAGTGTTCAGATCATTAACCTCTGTCCAGTTTGATCCATTCCAAATTTCTGTTAAACCCATTGCTCCTGCAGGATCATTTCGGTATCCTCCAGTAGCTAGTGCAGCAGTGTTAGTAGCACCAAAACCAGCAAGACCTCTTTTTGGACTATTTAAATCATTTACTTCAGTCCAGTTAGTTCCATTGTACGATTCTGTGTCTCCTCTGTTTCCAGTAGGATCAGGATTTGTGGCTGCTTGACCACCAAAAGCTAAAGCTGCTGTTTGAATTCCAGCCCCTCCCAAACTAGATCTTCCAGTATTCATTGAATTGACTGTTTCCCAACCAGCAGCCGCGGAACCTGGACCATTCCATAATTCAACTCCTGTTGGAGATGGACTACCTCCAGCCGCAAATCCAACTTCTCCCGAAGCGCTGCTTCCGTTTCCTGTTAATTCAAATCTACCCGTGCTTAAATCATTTTGTTCAGTCCAGTTTGTTCCATTGTATAATTCTGTTATAGCTGCAGCTGGTTCATTACCAAATGCTAATGCTGATGTGGCTATTCCAAAACCTCCAGCAAGAATTCTTGCAGTATTTAAATCGTTTACTTCAGTCCAGTTTGTTCCATTCCATAATTCTGTTTTTCCTGTTGTAGGTGGAGTTCCACCAAAAGCTAAAGCAGATGTGCTATCTGCACCAGCACCACCTGAAAAATACCCTCTACCAGTATTTAAGTTATTTACTTCAGTCCAGTTTGTTCCATTCCAGACTTCTGTATCTGTCGAAGAACCACCTCCACCAAAAGCTAGTGTAGAAGTTTGTGTTCCAGAACCAGTTAGACCTTGTTTTGCAGCGGTCATGTTATTTACCTCTGTCCAGTTAGAACCATTCCAAGACTCAGTATCTGCAGTGTTAGTTGTATGCACTCCACCAAAAGCTAAAGCTGAAGTATTAGATATACCCGAACCACCAAAAGCTCTTCTAGCTGTGTTTAAATCATTTACTTCAGTCCAACTTGTTCCATCAAATGATTCTGTTAAAGCTGAATTAGGTGGTGTAGTTCCTCCAAAAACTAAACCCGATGTTTGTACACCAGCTGAAGCTAAAGCAGTTCTTCCAGTATTTAAACTATTACCAGTTGACCATGAACCAGCTGAGGTTACATTTGCATATTGATATTTAAAATCTTTGTTAGTGCTATCGTACCATAGCTCACCGTCCACGACTCCTGGATTATCTCCAGCGTAGTTAGTAACCG